AGGCCGGTGGGCGTGTGCTTCCCGGCCTTGTCAAACGACGTCGAGACGAACGTGCGCTGTATATGGCTGAGGGGCTAGGAGTCGAACCTAGATAACGGGAATCAAAATCCCGTGTCCTGCCTTTAGACGACCCCTCACCAAATCTCTACGCCAGAACGCTTGGCAGCCCATTCGGGCGGCGGTACGTGCCTCCAGTCATACGTACTGTAACGGGTTAAAAACCGTTCTAATGCGTTTATAAGTCGTTTCACGGCATGGCCTCCACGCTATAGGACGTTGACGGTGACTTCCAATCCCTTGGAACGTCTCCGTTAATCCAAGACGGGTCTACCCACAACAACCTGTTGTTGGGGTACGCAATCCATTGCCCGCCGTCTAAGGCGATAATGTGATGATCCTTGCTTTGGTCTGGTACTTCCGACCAACCGCCGTTGGCCCAGAACACGGTGAACAGGTACACGCCCGGGCGCTTGACGCCATCGCGTCCAATAGCCTGCACCCGGTGGTTACGCAGGAACTGCACCTCGCGCACCTCACAGAACCGACTGAATGAGTCCCACCAGCACGCAACCTGAAGGCTTATGGCAAGGCATGGCTTAGAACATAAGGCATGGATAGGGATACGCGCCCACTGCGCCCCCTGTGCCGTCATAATCTGAAACATCGGCACCCGCATCGGCTCTGCGCGAAAACCAAACACGGTACATTCTGTAAACTCGCCGTGACCGCTTTGCTGGTCGTACAAGAACTCGTTACGGACGTAGGCCGTGACATACGGCGTGTCTACCCAAAAACTCATGGTTCTTGCACCCACCGACTGTCCTTTGCACGCAATTCATGCACCTCGGCCTCTAGTTCCGCAATGCGCTTGAGGTAGTGATATATACGTTCGCGCATTTCTCGAATCTCTCTCTTGTATTCGGTCGAAGTGTGAGTCATACGATCCCATTCTTGTTCCCATTCGTCCATCATACGACGCCCTCCGCTCGTAGTTGTGCGATGGTTCTAACCATTCCCTCAAGGTGCGCTAAACGCACATAGTCGCGGTCAAGGTCAGTATGCGCCCTGCGGTCGATTGCGTCGTGGCACGCGCTACACGCCCACGCTCCCAGTAGATCGTCAGCCTTTAACCCCATGCCGCTAATACCGGGCATCCGTATATGCGCCAGCACCACGGTTTCGCTGTTGTGGTTGCACACCCCCGGCAGGCGTACCGTGCAGCCTCGGCCCTTGGCTTGTTTGCGTAGGTTCACGCGAATAACTCGGCCTGTCCGCGCAGCACATAACGGGCGTACTTCTTGCCGTTGCGGGTTTCGGTAACCGTTTCAATGTCCAACCCCGCCTTTCGCAATTCAATGATGCGAGCGGCGAGCCTAAAGCATCCGTATCGGTCTAGGGCTTCAAGGGGGGTAATGGGCGCACCTGTCAGCAAGTGCGCTCTAATCGCGTCAGTTTGCGTCATAGATAGGCTCCGGTATGATAGGCTCCGGTATGACGATGCCCATTTGGGCGCACCGTGTTTCAAGAAACAATAGATAGTCACTAAATTCTTGTTTGGTCAATTTGCTGGAACGCTTGAGGGGCCGCATACGCTTACGCCCAAACCCTTCCAGCGTCTCCCAGCCAAAACATTCCCCAAGGAAATACTCGTGCAAGTCGTCCCGCGTCCAACCATGCAATGCCTCACCGCCGCCCTCAAGGACTGCGGGGTAAGCCACACCCCATAAAAACGAGTTCTGCTGGTTGGTGCGCGGCTTCTTCCATTCCAGCACCTCAATGCACCACGCCCGGTCGGACGATAGCCCCTGCACCATACGTGCAGCAGCCACGGCCAACTGTTCTGGCGTCGTACCCTTGGGGAATATGCGTTTCAACGGCTGGCCTCTAGCCATTCCTTGCCAAACTCAACGTCTACGTAGTCGCGGAACCACGGCCCACCTCGTGTGAAGTGAACGGCTTGCGGGTTCGGGCAGTCGTGACGGAAATACCATCCTTCTAGGTAGTTCCACGCGACCGGCAGCGACCCAATGACGTCATCGGTAAGCCATTGAAAGCGGTGCAGGTACATACCCGATTCACGATTGACCACCTCGGGCGTCAATGCCTTGACTTGTGGGTGTCCGCAGTTGATAAACATGAACGATGACCAGTTCTTACGTGGGTACAAATGCTGCGCCTTGTTGTCCATTTTGACGGCCTCGGTAGGCCGGTAATCGTGCTGTACCACAAAGCACGCTTTTGCCCCGTCCATGTAGTCGGTGATCGCGGCAATGTCCCCCCGAAAAAGAAAATCGCAATCGCAAAACAAGACCCAGCCGTCATACCCGGCGAGGTATGGGGTCAAAAAGCGCGTAAACGAAAACTCCGTAGACGACAGCGGATCATGCTCACGCCAGTAAAGTCCTTGCTCCCGAAGTTCTGACTGTTTGATGGGCTGTATATCCACCAAAATGCTGGCGTGCTTCAAGATGCTTTTGCGGCATACCTGATACGCGATGTCCTCGCGGCTGTCCCAGCCCACAAACACGCGCAGGTCAGAACGGGATGGCGTCGTCATGCCAATTGTCCTCGGTCATTTCCGTCTTGGCGGGCTGGCGAGTCACCTTGCCCTCGCTTTTGGCTTGAAATGACAGGCTCATGTATTTATCGCCCGTCTTTTTGCTGGCCTTGATCCAGCCCGACACGTTGTAATCGACGTTGTTGATGACGCACGTACCACGGTAGTCGGGCCTGCTGGCGTTTTCGCCCTTGTCGTTGCGAAACAGCACGCCCTTCATGTTCGGATCGTAATTCATACCTTCAACTCCTTCAGTTTTGCCAGTTTGTCGTCTAACTCTGCGAGGAACTTACGCACCTCGCCTTCCAACTCTGCAATGCGCTTGTCGTCACGCGGCACCCGCACGATGAGCATTTGCAGATGCTCGGGCAAGCGTGGGTCATAAGACACAAAGTCGCACCATGCCGCTCCGGTACACGCCATCTGCCACTGCATTTGGGTGACGTACTTTTCTGGGGGTTTACCGGCTAACAAATACTCAAGGTGGGTGGCCGTGTTGGGAGCCTTAAACTCCACCAAACCATTACCCATGCGGCCGTCTGGAGACGCGCCAGAGTCGTGCAAGATGGCGTGCGGGATAAACCCCACTTCCTCCACCAACTCGCCTGTACGGGCGCTGTAGGCGGCCCTAGCGTTAGGTTCCTGCTCAGTACCCCAGTCCATCGCAGCGTTGCTGAACGAGGACGCTTTCTGCCCCGTTAACCGTTCTACGATAAGGTCGGCCATGTAATTGTCGCGGGATGCGCTGTACCCGTTTTTCGTCTTGGCTACAACGTCAGCCACGCGGCTAGCGGTGACCTTACCCAACCGGGCTGCAAACCATTCGTCGGTGCGCTGTTCCATCACGCCAGTTCCTTCTTGCGGTTCGTAAAAGCGTCCATGTGCAACTGGCGGGCATCCACCGGCAGCGACTTGAACAACGCCGTGAGAGCCTCTGCGGAGTCGCAAGCGGCAATTTGGTCAAGCACCTTGGGGTCGGGCTTAATTCCACGCGCCTGTGCGGCCTCGGCGTCGTCGTCGGTCTGATACACCCCAACGATGGCCGCCAACGCATATCGGCGTGCGTAGGTAATGCCCGAGCCTTGCGCTTGCGGGCTGGCATCCTTGGTCAGTACCGGCATTTCGCCGCTGATCCATTCGCCACTGCTATGCAGCAGGGTCGTGACCAACATCAGCCCGTCAGTCGTGTAGCGGCTGGTTTGCGTAACCGCCAAGCCGTTGTCGGTGAGCGGCTTGCGGCAGGCTTGCCAGACTGACTCAAGGTCAGCGTATTTCGATTTAAAAAACGGGTTGGCCGCGTCCTTCACTGCCCCACTGATTTGGCTTTGCGCCTTTGCCAGCGCGGCGGCCAATGCGCCAATAGTTTCACTCTGCATGATCGTTCCTCAATTGGTTGATTGCGTTGTTGCAGGCTTCAATGCGTTCTTGTTCCTCGCGTTCCTGCATCTCAAGGTCGAGTTGCTGCCACCAGTCGGCCCCGTCGTCACCCCACGGCAGTTCATCGAACATTGGACACCTCCGCGTCACACGAGTGACCGTCGCAAGGCTCAACGATGCAAGCGATGCCGTAAAGGATGATGAGCAGGACGACTACCGGCCAGAGTGATTGCTGCTTATTCATACATCGCCTCCTCGGCAGCGGCGCATTGTTTGGCGAAGTCAAGTTTGCAACGGCGCAAAATTTCTTCGTATTCGGCTGGCGAAAAATAGCCGATGTCGGCGCGGACGCGGTACGGGTCGTAGTCGTTGCGATCAACGGCGCGTGTCGCCTCACAGCCCTCGGGATAGCAGCCAAGCAGCCATACGTCAGTGACGTCAATGTTTGCGTCAAGGCTGTATTCAATCTCGGCTTGCCAATAAACGCCAATTGCGTAGATTTTGGTTTCAAAGGTAGGCATTTCTATTGCTCCGTTGTGTTTGTCAACGAGGCATAGGATAGTTGCCTTGACAGGCCATGTCAACCCCCCTATCCTCCCCTCCCATGAAACCGCAACAACTCATCAAGCAATACGGCTCCCAATATGCTGTTGCCAAGGCTTTTGGGGTTACCCGAGCCGCGGTACAGCAATGGGTCAAGGCTGGCAAAGTTCCAGAGGCTCGGCGTTGGCAATATGAAGCGGGCAAGGTGGCCCGTCCCGGGTGATTTACGGAAGCGTATGCAGCGGCGTAGAGGCTGCCACGGTGGCTTGGCATCCCCTTGGGTGGAAAGCCGCGTGGTACAGCGAGATTGAGCCTTTTCCGTCTGCCGTACTCAAACACCATTACCCCACCGTCCCTAACTATGGGGACATGACCCAATACGAGGCATGGCCTGATGAACCAATCAACCTTCTTGTGGGAGGAACCCCTTGCCAATCCTTTAGCGTCGCAGGACTGCGAAAAGGACTGGCAGACCCGCGTGGCAACCTCATGCTTACCTACGGCGCAATTGCTAAACGCTATCGCCCCAAGTGGTTGGTATGGGAGAACGTCCCCGGCGTCTTGTCGTCTAACGGAGGACGGGACTTTGGAACCTTCCTCGGAATGTTGGCAGAACTCGGGTATGGGTTCGCCTACCGGGTTCTTGACGCTCAATACTTCGGAGTGGCCCAGCGCCGCCGTCGTGTGTTCGTTGTCGGATACCTTGGAAACTGGCAACGTGCCGCAGCGGTTCTATTTGAGCGCCACAGCCTGCAAGGGCATCCTGCGCCGAGCCGAGAAAAGGGGCAAAACTCTTCCACCTTCTTTGAAAGCAGCCTTGCACAATATCGCGCAGAAAACGTCGGAGGAACGCTAAAGGCAAGCGGAGGTGTTTTAGGCGGGGGCAGCGAGACATTTGTGGCTAACACGCTTACCGTAGGCATTGGTCGCCGTAATGACGTTGAAAGCGATACGTTTGCAGTAGAGCCTGTCCCATATGACTTTTTCCAAATTACCGCCCCTGTGAACCGTCAATCACGGGAGCCGGGCGATCCATGCCACAC